GCATGGTGATGATCGACCCGTGGGTCGGCGCGAACCAGATCAACGAGAACGACAACGTGGCCATGAATGCAGCCGTCGGGGCCGTCCGTAGCATCTGCGACGAAACAAACTGCGCCGTGGCGCTGGTGCATCACATCCGCAAGGGCAACGGCGACGAGGCAACCATAGACAGCGTCAGGGGCGCGGGGTCGCTGATCGGGGCGGCGCGTGCGGCGCGGGTCATAAACAAGATCAGCGCGGAAGACGCGCAGAAGCTGGGCGTGTCAGAAGCGGAGAGCCTCGGCATATTCCGCGTGGACGACGGCAAGGCAAACTTGGCACCGCCAGCCGCGAAGGCGGTCTACCGGCGCATGGTGGGCGTGCAGCTGCCAAACATGGAATATGTCGGCGTGGCCACGGAATATGCGATGCCGGATCTCTTCGACGGCGTGTCGGCGCGCGACGCGATGAAGGTGCAGCGCGCGGTGGGCGAAGCGGAAACGCAGGGTGAGCCGCTCCGCGCAAACGTGCAGGCCAAGACGTGGGTTGGCGTCACGGTGGCAGACGTGCTGGGGCTAGACTTGGACAAGCGCCACGAGAAGGCGAAGGCCAAGGCAATCGTGGCCAAGTGGATCGAGAACGGCGTGCTGCGCAAGACGTCTGCGCCAAGCAAGCGTGACGGCAGGGACGTGCCGTGCGTGGTGGTGGGTGAATGGATAACGGGAGAGGAGGCTGGGATATGATGGCCAGCGAGACGGGTGGCGTTGGGGGCGTGGGATTTGGTGGCGTTTCCGCACGTTCCGCACTTACCGCACTTATGGTGCGGCGTGGTGCCGAGGGTGCGGTAAATACGGCAAGAAATCTTCCGCCGCACCACTTGCATATATATATGCAAGGTGCGGAGAGAAGTGCGGGCGTATTTATTGAAGGTGCGGAGATTAGTTTACTGGGGATGCGTAGGGGGCATGGGCATGGTTAAGCAGAAAGGGCGTCGGCCTACGGCAAAGCAGATAGCGTCGAAGGGGAAGTTCACGGTTGGTGAAAGGACGGAGCCTATACCGGCGGCAGTCTGGGGTCAGCTGGAGCCGCTCGATCGGGTGGCGAGGGAAATGACAGAGCGGTGGGGTGACACGCTGCCTTCGCTGGTCACGCCGGAGCTGGCGGGTAAGTTCGCGGCAGCCTACGAGGCGCTGAAGCAGGCGGTCGTGGATTGTGATGTCGTCAGGACGAACAAGATCGCCACGCAGCTCATGGCGGGGTGGAGGCGCATGGAAGCGGAAGCGGAGGGCGCGGGGCATAAGCCGCTGTCGCCGCACGCGTGGTGCGTGGAGATGGATGGCGGGCAGATCGTGTGCTTCGCAAGGCAGGGATGCGCGGAACTGCGCAAGCGGTATCCCGATTGGGTGGTCTACTCGTTCGAGGATGCCGCGTGCGTGCTGAAGCAGCATTTCAGCGAGGCGTTTTTGCAGAAGGCGTTCGAGACGTTCCCCAACGCGAAGGTGACGCGTGTGGTGGATGAAAGTGGCAACGGAAACATAGAGGATGATATTCCATGGTGACGAGGGAAGACGTATTGCGCACAGCCGGTGAGCTTATCACGGGCGACAGGCAGGCGACCTACGGGTCGGCGAAGGACAGCCACGCGAGGATCGCTGGCATGTGGTCGGCGTATCTCGGCGTGGACGTAACCGAGGTGGACGTGGCGGCGATGATGGTGCTGCTGAAGGTGTCGCGATCGCGCGCCAGCGATCACTCGGACAACTGGGTGGACGTGTGCGGGTACGCTGCGATAGCGGGCGAATTGGAGGCGGGGCATGGCGAGGATTGATCTGGACACCGTGCGGAGGTATGACCGTTTCGGCGGTACATACGATAAGGTGCAGCGCGCGAGGTGCGAAGGCTTAGAGGTCGTTGGCAACGGATTTATCGTGCGGGAGATGTGCAAGTTGCTCAGAGGCGCTGGGAAGCCGCTGGAGGAGCCAATCGAGGTTTACAGGGGGGTGACCAGCTGCTTTGTCGTTATGCCGCTTCAGCGGTGGTTAAAACGAGCGTGAGGGCGTGTTTAGCCTCTGCGGCAGACACGCCGACGCTCAGACGCCCGCGCGCGAATACGCGTTTTTTACCAAATGGTCAATTTTTTACCGAATGGTAAAAACACAATATGTTGTGGTTTGACGTAAACGCATAGCTTCGGAGAAACGTAAGTGCTTGATAACGTTGCACAAAAGCAGTTATTTAACATAATAACTATTATGCGATCGCCATTTTGCTATGCGCTGAGCGCAAAACACCCCCCCACCTCGCGTTTCGACGGGGGCGTGTGTGTATAGAAAAGCGCACACACGCCTGCCACACCCCCGCACCCCCGCACCCCCTACGCGCTTGCCATACCCATGGCCCCGCGCTAAAATTTCCCGCGTACAAGGAGAAACATCATGGCAGGCAAGGCGTTACGCAAGCGCATATTGACGGAGGTCGCCTCCAACGGCGGCGCAGATTGGCTCTTTGACCAGATCGCGTCTGGCGTCACCGTCGCCGAGCTGGCACGCCAATACGGCTGCACGCGCAGCTATGTTAGCAGGAGCCTGAACAGCGTGCCGGAGTATGCCGCCGCGCTGAGCAAGGCTCGCGGCGAGGCGGCGGATGCGCTGGTGGAGCAGGGCTTGGAGATGGTTGACGGGTTGAGCGGTGCCAGCAGCCCGACGGAGATTGCTGCCACGCGCGAGAAGGTGCAGTGGCGCAAGTTCATGGCTGGCTCGATGAATCAGGAGCGCTACGGCACGCGCCCGCAGAGCAATGTCACGCTTTCCATTGGGGATCTGCACTTGGATGCGCTGCGCAAGTTCAGCGCCGACATGAAGCGCGTGAACAGCGAGGCCGAGGCGGCCACGATTGACGCGGAATATGTGGAGGTGTCGGATGAGTGACGCCAACCCGTTTGACGATTTTGTAGTGGAATACTACGACGACCCCGTGCGCTTTGTGCGCGAGGTGCTTGGCGCTAACCCGCTGCCATATCAGGCCGAGTTCCTCTCTGCAATTGCGTCCGGCGAGCGCAAGATCAGCGTGCGCTCTGGTCACGGCACCGGCAAGTCGACGTCTGCCAGCTGGGCGATGCTGTGGTTCCTGTTTCTGCGCTTTCCGAATAAGGTTGTCGTCACCGCGCCCACATCTGGCCAGCTCTTTGACGCGCTCTTCGCGGAGATGAAGCGGTGGATCAACGAGCTGCCGCAAAATCTGAAGGACATGGTTACGGTGAAGTCCGACCGCGTTGAGCTTACCGCTGCCGCGTCCGAAGCGTTCATCTCGGCTCGCACCAGCCGCGCCGAAACGCCGGAGGCGCTGGCCGGAGTGCATAGCGAGCATGTGCTGCTGGTCATCGACGAGGCGTCTGGTGTGCCGGAGAAGGTGTTCGAGGCCGCTGCGGGCAGCATGTCTGGCCACAGCGCCACCACGGTGCTGCTGAGCAACCCCACGCGATCGAGCGGCACGTTTTACGAGAGCCAGACGCGCATGGCAAATAGCTGGTGGACGCGCCGCTGGTCGTGCGTTGACAGCCCGCTTGTCAGCGACGAGTTCGTTGACGAGATGCGCATGCGTTACGGGGAGGAGAGCAACGCGTTCCGCATCCGCGTGCTTGGCGAGTTTCCGCTGGCAGATGACGACACGATCGTGCCGTACCACTTGGCCGAGGCCGCGATGCGGCGCGACATCGAGGTTGCGCCGAATACGCGCGCCGTGTGGGCGATTGATCCTGCGCGCTTTGGCACCGACCGCACCGCGTTCTGCAAGCGCGAGGGCAGCGTGATTACGGAGATCAAGTCGTGGCGCGGGCTTGATCTCATGCAGACCGTTGGCCGCGTGATGGCTGAATACGATGCGCTGCCCCCGTCGCAGCAGCCCAGCGAGATCCTTGTCGACAGCATTGGCATAGGGTCGGGCGTCGTGGATCGGATGCACGAGCTTGGCGCTCCCGTGCGCGGCGTGAACGTTGCCGAGGCTCCCGCGATGAAGGAGACATATAACAACTTGCGCACGGAGCTGTGGTTCAAGTGCAAGGCGTGGCTGGAGGATCGCTCGTGCAAGCTGCCCAACGACGACGAGCTGCTGGCTGACCTGACCGGCATCCGCTACGCGTTCACGTCTTCTGGGAAGATGGCTGCCGAGAGCAAGGACGCCATGCGCAAGCGCGGCCTGCGCTCGCCTGACCTTGCCGACGCCGTGTGCCTGACGATGGCGTCAGACGCGGCAACGGCCCTGAGCGGGCCGATG